GACATGCAGCGGGTCATGGACGCCGTGAAGGCCGCTGCGCCTGAGGTGTCCACCACGGACACGCCGGGCATCCTGCCCGAGCCCATCGTGGGCCCGGTGTACAACAACTACATCGGCAACCGTCCGGTCGTGGACGCCATCGGCGTCCGCGCGATGCCGGGTGGCGGCAAGATTTTCATCCGGCCCGAGGTCACCACGCACACCAGCATGGCTGTCCAGTCTGCGGAGTTCGACACCCTGCAGTCGGGCACGTTCGTCGTGAGCGAGAATCAGGTGACGAAGGCCACCTACGGCGGCTACGTCAAGATCAGCGAGCAGGATCTGGACTGGTCTGACCCGGCTGTCCTGTCGCTGATCCTTGACGACATGGGCCGCATCTACGCCAACACCACTGACAACGTGGCGGCGGACAACATGGTCAGCGGCGCGACCAACACCCTCAACTTCACGGACGCGAACATCGCGGACCCGACGGAATGGGTGACCTGGATGTATTCCGCAGCCGAGGACATCCTGGGCAACAGCAACGGCAACCTGCCGACCCACCTGTTCCTGTCCACCGACATCTGGGTCGCGCTGGGCAAGCTCGAGGACAGCCAGGGCCGTCCGCTGTTCCCGCAGATGGGCCCGATGAACGCATATGGCCAGATGTACCCCGGCCAGTCCGAGGCGACCGCGTTCGGCCTGCGCGTGGTGGTGGACCGTAACTTCGCGGCCGACACCATGATCATCTGCGACCCGAGCGGCTACGAGCTGTTCGAGCAGCAGAAGGGCGCGCTGACCGTGGACAACCCCAGCGAGCTGTCGCGCACGCTGGCATGGCGCGGCTACTTCGCCACGCTGATGATCGACCCCGGCAAGTTCATCAAGGCTGCGTTCGTCTAGGCATCACTGACCTGACCGTCTGCTCATGGCCACCTTCGCAATCACGCATCTGCAGCGCGCCGACGACTATCTGGTCGTCCAGACGCTGGAAGGCACGGAGATCGGCACTGGGCAGACGGTCGTGGTCAGCGGAGCTGAGGAGATCAGCGGGGGCAACGGCAACGGCGAGCAGCACCAGTGGGGGCAGCTCACCGATGTGAACGGGACTTACGTGGTGCAGGACGTCCCCACGCTGCTGTTCCTGGGCGTCGCGGATGATGGTGACTTCCTCTTCGACAAGACGGAGATCATTACCAACCAGCTGATCGTGTACGCACCGGGGGCCGACTTCGCGCGTGGGCCGCTGATCCCCCAGGGCGTTCTGACCTGGACTCCGCAGCCGTCGTGGATCGACGCTGATGATGTGGCCGACTGGCTGGGCATCGCAGCGGCCACGGCCAATGACACCGCGTTCCTCACGCTCGCAGCTGGTGCGGCCAACCAGTACGCATACCGCCGGCGTCGCGAGGCGGGGTACTTCGACTCACTGACCGTGGTGCCTGGCAACGATGTGAAGCTGGGCACAATCATGTATGCCGGCACCCTGTACCGGGAGCGCGGCAGCGTCGATTCCTTCGCATCCTTCGAGGACATGGGCACGCCGGTTCCGTTCGGGTCCAACGGCCAGATCAACAGGCTGCTGGGCGTCAACCGTTCGCAGGTTGCATGAGCGCCACCGGAATCTTCGCCGAGGCGCAGGCCACCCTGGTGGCGTCCCTCGAAGCGTTGGGGCTCGCCGTGGTCACTGACCCGCGCAATGCGCGGCCGATCAGCGTCCTGGTCGAGCCGCCCACGTTCACGACCTTTAACAGCAACATTGCGGAGATCGAGTTTGGGGTAAAAGTGCTGGCCGCTCCCCCTGGGAACAGGGACGCCACGGATTACCTCATCACCACTGCCGACGCCATCATGGATTCGGAAATCTCCCTAATCCGGGGCATTCCCGGCATCCTGCTCATCAGCGGGCAGGACGTTCCCACGTATGACCTCACCGTCCGTGTATCAACACAAAGGAGTAGTTAGACCATGGCCGCGACCACCTACCTCTCGCAGCCGGGGGTTCTGACCGTCAACGCCGTGGATCTGACCGATCAGGCGTCCAGCGTGTCGCTCACCCTGGGCTACAACAGTCTGACCAAGACCGCGTTCGGAGACGCCGGCGAGCTCATGACCCAGGGCCTGCAGACCGTGGAGGGCACTATCACCCTCTACGCGGACTACGGCGCGAGCTCGACCGAGGACACCATCGCTGGCGAGGTCGGGGCCGGCGACACCACCATCGTGGTGAAGAAGGCCGATTCCGCAGTCGGCGCGGACAACCCGGAGTGGACGATCACCAACACGATGATCGCCAACTACCCCATCACCTACACCGTGAGTGAGCTGCAGGTGATCGAAGTCAGCTTCAGCGGGGGTACCTGGGTCCGCGACGTCACGCCGTAAACCAACCAACAAGGGGAGAAGATGGGCGACAGCAAGGGCGTCAACGGCAATGTCAAGTTCGTCACAACGGATGGCACGTTCACGGTGGACATCGGGTCCATCAAGAACGCCATCGCGTTCGAACGGCACTTCGACACGCCGGCCACCATCCTCACCATGCGCCCGAGGCTGGAACACATCGCGTTCATGGCGTATGCAGCTGCGAAGGACTCAGGGATCAGCGTCCCCGACGACTTCGACGCGTTCGTGGATGAGCTGCAGGACATCGAGGTCATCGACGCCGAGGGCACCGAAGCGCCGGGCCCTACGGACGGGGGTCAGTCTCCCGAGCACTAGCCCAGGTGCTAGTGGCAACAGGTTTCTGGCCCCCCGATGTGCCGTTCACGATGCGCGATCTATCCACGGTGGTGGACGTCATGAGTGAGCAGCAGGACTGATGCCTGCCGGCGCGACAACACAGGTTATTGGCGTCGAGGAAACGATCAAGGAGCTGCGCCGCATCGACCCCGAGTTCCGCAAAGAGTTTAACCGGGGCGCGCGGGCAGTGCTGTCGCCAACGGTTTCCGCGATCAAGAGCCAGTACCCGCAGATGCCACTGTCCGGCATGTCCCGAACGTGGATGCCGGGCAGTTACGCCATCCTCCCCTGGCAGGTGTCGAAGGCCAAGAGCTCCGTGCGAGCGAAGGTGTCAACGCGCAAGAACCGGAACAGCGTGATCTACATCAGCCAGGGCTATCCGGCCGCAGTGATCTTTGAGACGACAACGCCGGCCAACCGGCTGGGGGCCAACATCCGGGCCCGGCACCAGCGCATAATGTGGCCAACGGTTGACAAGAACCAAGGCCAGATCACCGCCGGCGTCGCGCTGCTGGTGGCCAAAGCCGAACGGACGATCCAAGGCAGGGTGCGCTAGTGGCCATCACCATCCCCATCCTCACCACCTTCAACGGCCGTGGAATCGACCGTGGTATTGCGCAGTTCAAGAGTCTGGAAACCAAGGGGCAGAAGGCTGGTTTCCTCATTCGCAAGGCTGCGATCCCCGCAGCTCTGGCGCTCGGAGCCATTGGTCTCGCCGCAAAGGCTGGCGTCCAGGGAGTCATGGAGGACGACAAGGCCCTTGCCAACCTGAGCAGCACGCTGAAGGCCACGGGCAACGCCGCCAACATCACGGCAGATGGGTTCTTCAAGTACGCCAACGAGCTGCAGTCAGCAACCGGCGTGGGGGCCGACCAGATCACCCAGGGCGCGGCGCTGCTGGGGACGTTCAAGAATATCCGCAACGAGGTCGGCAAGGGCAACGACATCTTCAACCGGACCACCGAAGCCGCGCTAGACCTGTCCAAGAAGGGGTTCGGCTCACTGGAATCCGCCAACAAGATGCTGGGCAAGGCGCTGAACGATCCCATCCAGGGCATCACCGCGCTCAGCCGCGCCGGCGTGACGTTCACCGATCAGCAGAAGAAGACCATCAAGAGCCTGGTGGCATCGGGGAAGACTCTGGACGCCCAGAAGATCATCCTGAAGGAAGTCGAATCGCAGGTGGGCGGCACCGCCAAGGCATTCGGGGAGACGACTGCGGGCAAGATCGAGCGCGGCAAGCGTGCGTTCGAGGAGCTCCAGAAGTCGCTGGCGAAGGCGCTGATCCCTGCCATCGAGTTCTTCGCCGGCCTGTTGACCAAGGTGTCCGGGTTCCTGCAGGAAAACGAAGGCATCGTGAAGGTCGCCACCGTCGCCCTGGGCGCGCTTGCCGTGGCCGTGCTGGCCGTCAACGCAGCCTTCAAGGTGATGAGCGCCATCAGCCTGTTGGCGTCCCCGCTGGGCATCGTGCTGGCCGCTGTGGGGGCCCTCGCAGCTGGGCTGATCTGGTTGGAGTCCAAGACCGGGGCCGTCAGTGCGACGTTCAAGACCCTTTACAGCTGGTTGCAGACCGTGTGGAAGTTCCTGCAGCCCATCGCGGCCAGCGCGTTCGACGGGCTGAAAACCGCGTTTACCGTCGTCGGCACTGCGGCCAAGACCGTGTACGGCGTGCTGCAGGACCTGTGGGGCGTCGTGAAGCCTGTCGTGGACTTCATGAAGCCCATTCTGGGCGCGGCGTTCAACGGTCTGAAGACCGCGTTCAACGCTCTCTACAACCCCATCGACAAGGTGGAGAAGGCGCTGAGCATCATCAGCCCGATCGTCTCCCCGATCATCGATGCGCTGAAGGGCGTGGGCAAGCTCGCATTCGCCGGCATCGAGACGGCGTTCAAGGCGTTGGGCAAGGTGGTCGAGGTCGTGGCTGCGGCGCTGGAGCGCGTCAAGAGCGCGTGGGAGTGGATCAAGCGCAACATCCAGGGCACTGGCAATAACCCGTTCGCCCCCGGTGGCCCACTGGCCGGGGCAGTCGGCAACCGCTCTATGGCGCTCACGCCGATGAACCTGTCGGGCAGCGCGACGGCCCGCAACGCACCGATCCAGATCAACGTGCAGGCCGGGCTGGTGTCCACCCCTGACCAAGTGGGCCAGCAGATCATCGAAGCCATCCAGCGCGCCCAGCGTCGCAGCGGGCCCGCGTTCGTGGCCGCATGAGCGCGCCCACGCTCAGGGTTGAGGTCGGGTTCCAGCAGACGGCGGGATTCGCCACGCCGTTCCAGCTGGACAACGCCACCTACGGACTGCTCGACACCGGCACCTTGGGCGGCATCCAGATGGTCGATGTGACCAGCATGGCGCAGGCCGTCACGATCACGCGCGGCCGCAACCGGCAGACCGAATCCTTCAACGCCGGCACCGCGTCCGTGAAGTTCTACGACCCCGACCGCGACCTGGACCCGCTCAACGAGAGCTCCCCGTACTACCCCTACGTGACCCCCCGGCAGCCCATCGCCATCTATGCCAATGACATTCCGATCTACACCGGGCTGATCACCGACTGGAACATCGACTACGACATTGCCCCGGCCGGCACCGTCACGAACGCCGTCTGCGCGGATAACTTCACCGTGCTGGCCAACATGGTTATGAACGCATGGACGCCCTCGCAGCAGTCCACCGGCGAGCGCATCGAGGCCGTGCTGACGCGCCCGGAGATCGAGTACCAGGGTCCGTATTACATCGACACCGGGCTTTCGACCGTCGGGGCATACGCCGTCACCGCCGGCACCAACGTCCTGCAGTACCTGCAGACCGTCAACGCATCCGAGCTGGGCTACCTGTTCATCGATGCCACTGGGGCGCTCAGGTTCCGGGACCGCTACCCCGCTGCCCAGCCCGGCATTGGCACCGATGCCACGTTCGACTTCACCGACGATGGCAGCGATACGCCGTATCAGTCGCTGACCAACCAGTTCGGCGATGAGCTGCTGTTCAACTTTGTGCAGCTGCAGTCACCCGCCGGCAGTCCAGTCACCGCCGAGGACGCCGAATCGGCCGCGCTGTACCAGCTGCAGCAATACAGCAAGCTCGACCTGCTCAACAGCTCCACGGATGAACTGCAGAACATGGCCGACTACCTGGTGGGCCAGTACGGCACGCCGGTGCTGAGGTTCACCAGCGTTGAGACTCAGCTGGCGGCGCTTGACACGGCGAAGCAAAACACCGTGTTGGGCACTGAGATCACCAGTCTGGTGTGTGTTGACAAGAGTTTCAGCACCGGCACGCCATCGACCGTCACGCAAGAGCTGGTGGTGACGGGCATCAGCCACAACATCACGCCGGGAGACCATCGCATCCGGTTCACCTTTGAGAATGTCGATCAGCGGCCGTTCTTCATCCTCGACAGCGCCACCAACGGCGTGCTGGACTCCAACCTCATCGCGTTCTAGGGGGCGCATCAATGGCAAAGACCTACAACACGATCAGCACGTTTACCGCCGGGCAGGTGCTTACCGCTGCCCAGATGAATGACCTGGGCGAAAACAGCAACAACTACCGCGTCCCGCCGATGTGCATTGTTGATCGCACGGCCGCGTTGAATCAGACGACGTCCGGCGCGTACGAGGCATTCACGTTCGACACGGAAACCCTGGACACTGACGGAATGTGGGCGTCAAGCCCTAACCCCACGCGCGTTACGATCAGCACGGCTGGGGTGTACGCCGTCAACTTCATCGTAAACATCAGCGCAACGACTGGCATTGTGGCAACAGCAATCAAGAAGAATGGGGCATTCGCGGCGTTTCTGCAGAGCAAGGCTGCCCACGGCGCAGCGTCGTACATGACTGGCACCTGTTACCTGTCATTGGCGGCGACTGACTACGTGGAGGGCTTCGTCTATCAGGACACCGGCGGGGCAGTCGGCATGGATGCCACGATGGCTGTCATGTGGCAGGGGCAGGCGTCCTAGGCCGTGTCACCGGATGAAGTGCAGGGCATCCGGCAGGACATTCGTGAGCTGCGCGAGCAGCTGCACAAGATCGAGGCGCTGCAGCAGCAGGCCAACGGCCGGACGGGCAAGATCGAGTCGCGCGTCTTCGAGCTCGAATTGTGGCGGGCCCGATTCCAGGGCGTGGCCGCGACGTCCCGCGTGGCGTGGATGCTGGCCGGCGGGGCAGTCACGGGTATCGTGGTCGCCATGGTGAACAACGCATAGGGGAGCGTGATGATCAGCAACGGACAACAGACGCTGCGGAAGGCGTCCAAGTACCTCGGGGCCATGGAGTCCCCGCCGGGGTCCAACAAGGGCAAGGGCATCATCGATGACTGCCAAGCCCTCTACGGGCTCTCAGGCGTTCCGTGGTGTGCTTGCTTCGTGGGCTACTGCATCGCGGAGTCGGACGCCGCAGCTGCCTACAAGCGCGACGCCAAGAGCGTGGTGCATCCGTCCACGGCCGAGATGGTGCGCCGGGCCCGCGCGAAGGGCTGGTACACCACCGGCAGCGGTCGCACCCGCCCAGGGGACCTGTTCATCATTGATGGGCTGCACGTCGGGTTCGTCAACCGCGTCCGCAACGATGGCCGGTTCGAGACGATCGAGGGCAACGCCAGCAACGGCGTCCGCTCACTGGTCCGCGCGTGGTCGGATGGCTGGCGCGTGATCAGCATCCCCGGCGTGGGCGACCCCGGCCCGGCCGCTGTCGTCGACGGCTACGGGTTCGACGACACGCGCGTCAAGATCTACGGCGGCTGGCCCACTGCAGCTGCGCGCGACCAGCAGATGCGGAAGTACCAGGCGGCCAACCCCGACTACTGGACGCAGGCCATCAAGGTCCGCCGGCCGTCGAAGTACGCATTCCGGTCCGGGCCCGCCGGCACATGGAACCGCTGGACGTTCGGGCCGTGGCTGCACGGCACCGGCAAAGAGACGCGCTACAAGCAGATGGAAAAGTGGAGCAACACCAACGACGCCAAGGCACGCCCCTGGCGCAAGACCTACCGGGAGAACTGAGATGGCACCGAAACCCTGCCCCCGTCGACTGAGGTGATCGAGCCCCCGCCGGCCGAGCCCACTGACTACGAACCTGAGAAGGAGTCCAAGGAGTGACGCCGAAGATTGGACCATCCACCGTTGCAATGCTCACCGGGGCGCTGGTGGTCATGGTGGCGTTCATCGACACATGGATTGAGGGCAGCCCATCCCTCACGCTTGCCGCCATCAGTGCGGCGCTCACGGCCGCCCTGGGCGTGCTGCGGTCGTGGCAGTCCGTGGAAGCTGACAAGGGGAAGGCATCATCAGATTCGGACGCTCAGCAGTAACAGCGGCAGTCCTGGGCGGGTTGGTCGTGGTGGGAACTATCGAGGCCAACGCCGCGCCGTGCGAGAAGCACCAGGGCAAGGCCAAGACCGCGTGCGTGAAGCAGCTGAAGCGTGATCGCATGGACTGGCCCCCGCGCCCGAAGGCGTGGGAAATCAAGCGTCGGGTCGGATGGCACTGGCGCAAGGCCGAGCGGGTCGCCTACTGCGAAACCGGCGGCAACTGGCAGCACTACCCCCACGGCCGCTACATCGGGGGGCTGGGCATGTTCCGCTCCACCTATGGCATCGGGCAGGCCGTCACCGGCTTCCGCTGGCCGCATGAGGGCGCGACCAAGGCCGAACAGATCGCCGTGGGCTATGTCGTGGCCAAGCGGTTCGGATGGTCAGCATGGGGCTGCGGATCGGCATGACCGTGCTGGCCCTCACGCTGGTGGGGTCGGGGCTCGCCATCTGGTGGGCGTCCCGGCCCTGACGTAGTGTTACGCCATCGCATGAGAAGGGAGACTCATGAGCGATGAGAAAGAGCCGGACACCGCTGCGCAGGAGCGGGCCGACGAGCTGGAAATGGAACAGGCCCGCGTCGAACGGGCATTCGGCCGTTCCCTGTTCGACCTGTACGAGCGGGCGGACTGATCGTGGGCGAGTATCAGCAACCGTGGAGCTTATTTGACATACCAAGCAATCACGTTTCACGAACAACGGACCCGGACACATCGCACGAGGCCGCAGCTGCGCGCAGGCCCGAAATGGGCAGTCACCGCCGGCGGCTGCTGATCTGGTTCGCAGCTGCAGGTGACGCCGGGCTCACGGCCGACGAGGCTGCGGAGAAGGCTGACCTGCTGCACGTTGGCTATTGGAAACGCGTGAGCGATCTGAAAAACCAGCGGTACATCCGCGAGACGGGCGAGAAGCGCCCAGGCCGTTCCGGCCAGAAGCAGAAGGTGTATGTGATCACGCACGGGGGCCGATGGGCCCTAGGGGGAGAGTACGAATGACCACACCAGACCCGCCGATCCCGGCCGATCCGAACAAGGAAACGGAAGCGCCGGTGCATGACCCGCTAGACCAACCGCTCAGGGACCTGCTTGACGAATGGTGGGCACCGCCGGGCGACCTTATTGGGCAGCTACCAGGGCGCGGGGGCAGCCCGCCGCTTGACTACCTCAATCACGCCTACGTGACCAAAGCCCTGATCGAGTGTGACCCCAGTTGGACGTGGGAACCGATGAGCTACACCGAGGACGGGCAGCCCTGCTTTATCGTCGACAAGAACGGCAATCCGCAGGCCATGTGGATCTGGATCACTGTCAATGGGGTCCGCCGGCCGGGGTTCGGCGCGTGCGATCGACCAGGCACGCCGGATTCGGTAAAGAGCATCGTGTCTGATGCGATCACCAACGCTGGCATGAGGTTCGGCATCGCTCTCAGCCTCTGGACCGGGAAGCACAAGGAAACCCAGCCCGAGGGTGACAAGCCACGAAAGGCCGCGAAGGCCCGCAAAACGGCTGTGAGCGCGTCGGAGGGCACATTGGAGAGCACTGACACCGGGCGCGCTGCCTACGACAGGCTGGTTGCCGACTACGGGAAGGAGAACGTGGACGGCGCGCTTGCCACGTTCAGCATCGCCAAGTTCAGTGAGATGACCCCGCAGAAGGAAGGGATGTTGCGCGCGTCGCTGAAGTCCAGGGCGGAAGTGGTCGAGGCCCAGAAGATGATCAACGATGCCTTCCCAGATAAGTGAGGCGGGGTTCCAGTCGCAGGTGGTGGAGCTCGCCCGACTCCACGGTTGGCTGGTACAGCACACCCGGCCGGCGAAGGTGGGGGACAGGTGGCTCACGCCGATCCAGGGGCAACCGGGGTTTCCGGATCTGGTTCTGGCTCACCATCGGCGGGGCGTCCTGTTCGCAGAGCTCAAGACGGAGAAGGGCAGGCTGAGCCCGGCACAACGGCTGTGGCGCGACACGCTGATCGACGCCGGCGCGTCATGGCATCTGTGGCGTCCGTCTGACTTTAAGCAGATCACCGAGACACTGGGGGCTCTGTGATCATCCACGGCCCGACGCCGAACAGGGACTTCACGATCGTGAGCAACGCGGTGATCCGTGATGACGCGATCAGCTACCGCGCACGCGGCCTGCTCATCTTCCTGCTCAGCCAGCCGCCCGACTGGAACACATCATCAGCACGACTGGCGCTGCAGTCCGGCGAGGGCAGGGACGCCGTGAGGACCACGCTGCGCGAGCTGGTGAACGCCGGCTACCTGCAGCTGCATAAGCACCAGGGCAAGGGCGGACACTGGGAAGCCGAGTGGATCGTGGTGGCCCAGCCATGGACGTTCCCCCAGCCTGTGGATAGCCCTGTGGATAACTCACTCACCGGGGCCTGAAAAACCGACGCCGGTTAGCCCGGCCGTATAAGAAGGACTAAGGACTAAGTACTAAAAGATTATGGGCACGCGCAAAGACCTGACCACCAGCAGCTACCAACGCAAGCGCCGTGCGTTCCTCGCGGAGTGGGATGGTCCGTGCCACTGGTGCAAGCGGGCAAGGGCAGTCGAAGTTGATCATGTAATCCCTGTTGCCGCCGGCATAGACCCGACCGACCAGGACAACTGGGTAGGCAGCTGCCAGCGGTGCAACGCACGGCGCGGGGCGGAACACCTTGCGAAGATGCGATCAGCGCGCGTGAAAGCGCGAACGCAAGCCGTGAAGGAAAGTGCGCCG